ACCGGGCCCCGTAGGCCCGCAACTCGCCAGTCAGCGCAGAGCGCGGCGACACGATGATGTGCTCACCACGCGGGCGGGCGGTAGCGCCCCTGGCCCGCAGCTCGGCCAGGATGCGGGCGGCGGTCATAGGACCACCTCCACGTCATCTGCGCTGCCATTGCCGGGCTCGGCTGGCCTGCGAAGATGATCAGGGTGCCCAGCACACAGAGCATGATCATCTTGATCATCTTCGCAGTCCTTGATCACCTTCGCATGATCACCTTCGCAATGCGTGATCACCTTGGGCAATACTATTTGCTTATTGGGCTGCGGATCCTGCTCTCTCTCTCGTAGATGATCATGATCATTGCCCTGGGGGCCCTGATCACCTTCGCAAGATGGCAGGGACCACGCCCACTGACCATCCCAGCCCGCGCGGACTGAGCGCACGCCTAGCCTGGCCTTAGCGCGCCTGGCGGTGGGCAGAGCTACTCCCGCAGCCTTGAGCTGGCGCTCCACCTCCCTCGAGAGTACGGGGCCGGTCGCCAGGATGTCCTCCAGCACGCTCTCGGCCTCGGTCAGCGCTGACCGATCCTCGCGGCCGTCTGTCGGCCCGGCCAGCAGGCCGTCGGCCGTGTGGCTCGAATCGCCGCACCAGGCGACGCGTGGCACGCCATTGAGCGTCTCGAGTGAGAGCCGTAGCGACGGTGGCGCAGCGGCCAGCTTGCCCTGGACGGCACTGAAGGGCTGTGGCAGGCTGCAAAGACTGTGGCTGCCAGACAGGGGACGCTCACCGTCGGAACCGCGACGGACGAACTGGAAGGGCGGAGGGCGGGCGGCGGAGCGGGGATCCGAGGGGTTGCGGAGGGTGTCGCGAACTTCGGGGTGACCCCTGGGCGGCGAAGTGGTGGGAGCGGTGGTGGGAAACGGCAAGCGCAGAGCCTACCGTCTGAGCTGAGAGAGAGCTTCCGGCGTGACGGGGTGGTTGAACAGGCCTTTCTTTGCGTCGAGCGCGAATCCAAGCTCCCGTAGCCCAACGAGGACGTTGCTGTAGTGGAGGTCGTCCAACGAGAGACGGCGTCTGATGGCTTCCCTCATCGCGGCTGCGTAGACATAGCTGGGATTGCGAGCATGGTCTGGCGCAAGCTGGGCAGCGGCGGGCGCGAGGATATCGCTCAAGCGAGGCGGATCAGATGGCTTGGGTCGAGGCCGCTCGGAGCTGCCAGACGGCTTCTGGACGGTGAGGACAAGGTCTACCGTGACGACGCCCTCGGAGCCCGAGTTCAGCCCCTTGACCGAGCGCTGACCCTTGTCGAGGATGGCCACGTGTACGGGATCCGAGGATCTTGATCGCCTCAAGTGTCAACGGGTTCACGCCATCGGCGTTGACCTTGGCCTTTTCGCCGGTCGTCCCATAGACGGCCTCATCTGCGCCCCCCACGGAGAGCGCGGTCAGGTGCCCGCTACCGGTGATGATGGCGTTGATCTTGGCCCGGATCTCGTCGAGCTCAGCACCGAGGTCATATGTCGACCCGGGGTTGATGTTGCCCCCGCCCCAGAAGCGGCGAGCCAACTTGGCTGTCAGTTGGGCGATTGCGGCCATGGGTTACTGCCCACCTTTCCGACGATCAGCTCTCGTCAGACCTGCCGTCTGCGTCTCGCCTGCACTTGCAGCCACGACCGCTGGCTCGGTCGGCTGCGATTCGGATTCGACCAAGACGAAACGGGGTACCCGCACGCCGGTGTCGTCGAATGCCTCGGCCTTGAGCAGCTCAGGCACCATGTCTACCGGGACATCCTGCTCGAAGACTTCCTGCTCGCGGGACCAGATAAGTTGCTTGCGTCCCACGGGGGGATCGATGGTCAGCACGTAGGTCCCGCCCCAGACTTGCCGGACTCGCTTCGTTGCATTGCTCACAGAGCACCGTCCTATGCAGTCAGGATGTTGGTGACCTCGACCAGGGCATCCTCGTTCTCGACGGCGAAGGCCATCCGCATCTTGAAGCAGAAGGCAACGTCATCTTCGATCGGACGGTCGTATCTGGTGATGGTCACGTCCTGGTAGATGCCCCAGAGGACATTCTCGGGGTAAGTGAGCATCGCGCTGGCAACGCCGCCGCTGGATGTGATGGTCGGCTCAGCGACCACGGGCGTCGACCCGTAGGGCGGGATGCCGCCCGGCGGAATCGCGCCGCCGAGGCCAAGCACCGCGTCGCCGCCCGGGGTGCTCCTGCTGGCGACGAGGGCGCGCCAGTTCTGTGCGCAGTTGGGGTGCATGTAGAAGCGGAACTTCGACATGTCCCCGCGGTACTTCGGGGGCAACGCCTTGACCGCATTGCCAAAGAGCGCATCGTTGACCGCGGCCGAGGCGTGGGAGAACGTGTTGGTCGTCGCGATCTTGAAGAGACCGTCCTGCAGGCGGTAGAAGGCCTGGTCGTCAGGGTCTGCCCATGTGCCGACCGTGTCACCGTACCAGAGCGCCTTGCTGGCATCGATTGCGATCTGCTTGGCGGCGATATCGTAGAGCGTCTGCACGAAGCTCCCGCCCTCGACGGTATCGGTCAGGTGCTCCATCGGCAAGAAGATCTGGCCAAGGTACTTCTTCGAGGTCAGCGTGACCTTGGAGTAAGTCGGCTTGGAGCGTCGGGCCTCGGACAATCCGGTGTGCTCGCCGGACGGTGCCTGGAGCAGGCGCGAGCCGAGGGCCACCTTCGGGTGCTCGCGTTCGGGTGCACCCATCTTGACCTTCTGGATCTCGTTGAGCGCGATTGGCTGGTCGAACACGGCCTTGATGAAGGTGCTCGCCTGCTCGGTGGAGAGCTTGCCTCCACCGGTCGAGATGTCCGCGATCGCGGCATCGGCACGCTTGATGACTTCTGCGGGGCTCAGGATCGACATGGCTCTTGCTCCTCTCTGATGGTCCAGCCGGCGTTAGCCCCGGCTCGGGTTGTAGCGACCAAGAGCATCGAATGGTGACGGTTGTGGCCGCGGTGCGACAGTGCTCTGGCCATCATCGGTACCCTGGCGGGAGACCCCGCGGGCGGTCTCAATGCGCCCGATGCGCGCTTCGAGCTTGGTCACCGTTTCGGACAGTGAGGCGAGATCAGAGAGCTGCTTCGCCAGTCCGTCGAGCTGGACGGCCAGATCGGGAGGCACAACCATGGTCACGCGCTGCTCGGGAGCCACCGATGTCTCGGCGGTCGCGGTGGTGGTGGTGGCCGATGCCGAGACTCCACCCGGAAGCGCCTCACTGACCTCGACATTCTGGGTTGCCGTCGTATCTTGCATCGCGTTCTCCTCGTCAGGCTGCTCGGCCAGGACCGCGAGCACGTGTTCTCTGCACTGCTCGATGCCCTCGAGGGCCTTCTGCAGGCGGTCACGGTTACGTGCGGCAACCACCTTGCCAACCCGCTCCTCAATGCCATTGATTGGCGGCGTCCCGTCATGGGTGCCAGGGTCATCGCGGATGAAGCCGGCATCGGCGAGCTTGCGCACGATGCGCTCAACCAGCCCCAGCTTGCGTGGCACGTCGGTTGTCTTCTGCACGTTGGTCCCGGCTGCGTTAGCCTGCTGCTCCACCCACGGAGCAGTTCTGTCGAGATCCTTGTAGTGCTTGGCAAGGTGAGCCTTGACCGCATCGAGATCAGCATCAGGAATGGACGTGCCACCGCGTGCTCCCTGGATTGCCGCACCAGCGGCGAATAGGCCGGGCGCGACCAGCACCAGGTGGTCGCCATCGACGTCGTGGTGCGGTAGCCGATAGGCACCGAGGGTGTCAGTGGCCGACTCATCGACCCACGCGAATGCCTGGCCATACCTCGACCAGTCGATGGTCGCGGGGTCACCGCTGCCGTCCGAGCTGGCCCAGGCCCTGATGCGTCTCTCTGCCGCGTCGCCGTCCCATGACGTCGCCTCCGAGACCGGCGTCTTTGTGTACGGGGTGGCCCCGCGCTGCTTGGTGCGCATAGCGTCTTCCTGGTGGTCGGCGCGCAGGACGTCGAAGCGCCGCTCGAAGGCGCGCTTGTTGGCCCCGACCTTCACGAGACTGACGAAGAACGGAAAGCCGGGCTCGAGCTCGGCCAGGGTGATGGTCTCGCCGGTCTGCCGCTTGACCAGCCTAGGTGCTGGCTCGCGGCCATTCTTGGACTCCACGCCATCCAGGGTCGGGTAGTCGCCGTCTTCGGCTACCGGGAAGGTGCGCATCGTTCTGGAGGCGAGGATGTCGAAGCTGAAGGCGTTGAGCTCCCCACGTTCAACCTCCGCCCATGCATCGTCAGACGCCCTCACGCCGATGGCCCAGGCGCCGGCTGGGAATGCCGGGTGCCCGTCGTCCGCCAGGAAGGACTCGACGAGGGTCCCGCCGTTGGTGACGCGGTCGTGGTTGGCGTCGATGTTGCGCGAGCGCTCGATGAAGAGCTTGGCCAGGCGTTCGAGCCCGGCCGGACGCATGAAGGTGCCCCAGGTATCGACGCCCTGGTCGATGTCAGTGCGGGTGATCTGCTGGTCGGGCCTCGGGTCCCATGGGACGTAGACGATGCCGCGGACCTCGTGACGGTCAGCGGCTGCGCGAGTGAATGGCTTGCTTGACCTGGTGATGTGGTCCATCACCAGATTCGTGGGAGGTTAGCCTGTGCTTGGCCATCATCATGATTGCGTCATGCTTCATCCAGATACCCTCGCAGTAGCCGAGGGTATCTGGGTCACGGGTATCCGGCGGGCCCTTCCCTTCGGCGGCTTGCCCCCACCTCCGCCACTCCCAGGTCTTCCGCCCTCAAACTCCTCGACAACCAGCGTCGACCGACAGTGCCCGTGCACCGGTGGGAAAATGACGCCGCGAGCAGCAAGCGCCGCGTCGTCCATGCCAAGAACGGTCTTCTCTGGTAGCCACGGGTGAGCGTCCTTGATGGCCCCGGGGTCCGTCGCGGCGATCATGCGGTCGCGCAGCTCCACCGCTGCCTTCACCGTCCAGACCTTGCCGTTGAGGTGCTGGCACGTGCGACTGGTGAGGTAGTCCATCATCGCGACGAAGCGGTACGTCTTGGCCCCGGCCTGGACGAAGGACTCGATGTTGCCGAACGACCTCCCCCGGACGGCCGCTGCGCCAGCTACCAGTTGCCAGTAGTCAGGCGAGCGGTCGAAGTGCTCCCTCATGATGCGGGCGAGCTCGCGGCCACCCTCGGCCCGCCCTAAGCCTTGCTCGATGACCGTCCGCCGCACCGCAGCGGCGATCTGCTGACCCCATCCGCCCTGCCAGCAGTCGCCGACCCAGTACATGGTGTCTCGTCGTAGCCAGTCAGCGGCGAGCTCGTCGGGCAGGTCGAAGCGCGGCTTGATGCGCAGGGGACGCAGTGTCTCTCGGCGCCCGACCTCGTAGGCATCCTGCATCCCGAGCCTGACGGCTGGCTCTGCTTCGTTCAGCCACTCGCGCCCGGCCTCGACCCTTGCGGCCTTGAGCGCGCGCTCCATGTCGGCAGCGGTGGGCGCACCATGGCCACGGGCGAAAATGGCCTCGGCCGCATCGGCTGCCGGATCGCGTCGCGGCAAGAAAGCTTGCGTGATGGCCTTCGAGACGCGCAGGATGATCGGCTTGATGGGGTCACGCGGGTTGACGGCACGCAGGATGTGCTCGACCTCGCGGGAGCAGATCCAGAGGTCTTGGTCGGACAGCCAGCGCATGGCCGCCCTACTTGTCGGTACGTCGCTTGCGACGACCGCCGCGCAGACGCCTCTTCTGCTCGGCCGTGATGGCATCGCGTAGAGCGATGAGACCGCGAGCCGTCAGAGCACCGGCGCTTACCTGCTGGCCTGGTGTTGGCTTTTCGGTCTGCCCGGTGACGTCGATGCCAGCCGCGGCCATGGCCTGGGTGAGCTGGAATGGGAGGTCACCCCATGGCTCTGCAATGGCCGGCATGTCCGCGCCGATGACTGGCGCAACGATCTGGCGGGCAAGGTTGGGCGTGATGCCGCCGGCCTGAGCACATGTGCCGAGCAGACTGGGCAGGCTGTCCTGGGTCAGCCGTGCTCCCCTGGTTTGGACGCGCCAGTAGCGGATCTTCATCGCCGGCAACAGGCGCCGGTTGATGATCCAGTCCTCTTCCGCGCGCTCCGGGCCGAAAATCTGCCCCTCGGCGACCGCGATCGACGTGTCCGCGGTCGCACGGGTATAGTCTTGGGAGAGGCCCCTGAGCACGGGCGGGAGGCGGAACGTCATCCCGACGTCCCTCTCGCAGCGGTCACTGTACTCGCCGAAGGTCCCGTCCTTGGCCTGCTGGTCAAAGAGGCGCTCGATGTGGATGGCCGCCTTGTTGCCAATCGGCGAGTCAGGGTTCGAGCCATCGGGACGCCACGGGACCGCCTCGAGCACCAGTGGCTCGGTTGGCACCCCGTCGGTCTGCATCACCGCCCGGAAGTGCTCGCGGATGTGAGCCGCCTCTCCATCGCCGAGCACACCACCATCGACCATGATCACGATCGGCGGGATGGTGTTGTTCTTCGTCAGTCCGAGGTTGCGGATCGCCGTGTACCGACGACCCTCGGCGGCGTAGGCGGCACCGTACCAGCGAGGCAGACCGTAGGGACTGAGCGGGTTGTAGAGCCTGATGTGGATGATCTCGGTGGCGCGGTCGCCTTCGGCGATATCGGTCGGCTTGGTGACGTAGGACCCGGTACGGGAGTTGACTCCGCGCGGGTCCCCAAACTCGCGATACCACACCACCGGGCTCCCGGACCGATTCTGCAGGAAGCGGCGGAAGTAGCGTGGTGACACCACCTCGGTCCATGACAGGTCATCCTGGGCACTCTCGTAGGCGATGGCGTCGGTGAGGAAGCGGTCAGCCGGTGCAAGACGCACGGTGGTCGCCGGAAGGTGCTCGAGGCCGCAGATTTCGTCTGGGTTGGACGGTCGGCGGATGACCTCGAGGAAGGCATTGCCGGTCGTCTCGAGATCCCAGCGCCACTTGCGCCGCAGGCCGAGCCAAGAATCCTGGTGCGAGACGTACAAGAAGAACCGCTCGAGCCACACCTTCTCGGCATCCGCCTCTGCCTTCTGCGCATCAGGGAGCTTGTCGATCGCGATCCTGTGGACGATGTCCATCCCGTGGCCACCGACGTTGGTGGCCATGGCCTGGACGCAGGCAGATAGGATATCCGACTCCTGCACCGTGCGAACAAGGTCCTCGGGCAGAGCTGGCGGGACAAGGGCCAGGCCCTGGGCCTGGAGGTACTGCCATTCGGGCAGGTCCTGCTTTGATGCACCGCGGTCCGTCTCGGGCCTCACACGGGCGTGGCTGGCGACGCGGACCACCCAATTGCCAATGCGGACGGGCTCGGGCAAGGGCAGGGCTGAGGGCTCTTGCGGCGGCATGTTCTTCCCTCATGGGTTAGCTGGCAGCGGCGAGAGGCCGACGCAGGACTGGGCGGCAGCGGTTGAGGTCGGGGCGGATGGGGGCCTGTGATGCAAGCAGGGCCCGGATGCGACGCACTGCGAACTCGGCGAGCCAGAGTGACATGACTGTGTCGTCGTGTGCCTCGCGTCCCAGTCCGTGCAGTTCGTTGATGAGGGTGTCGGTGAATGCGCGCGACTCATCGTCGCCGCATGGCAGGATGTACTTGCCACCCTCGAAGAGCGCGGAGAGCGACGGCACGCCTGCGAACACGTCATGTTTCTCGCGGCCGGTCGTGTGCCCGATGATGGGCAGGTCGGTCGAGTAGCGTAGGCCGAGCTCGTGCAGCCGTCCGGCGGCGTTGTTCTCGACCACGATCCAGCGGACGCCACCAGGCCCACCGCATGGGAACCTGGCTGCCTCAGCCTGGATGGCTGCCGGCACCTGCGCCGGCGTGAGGCCGCGCGCTCGGTAGGCGCGCAGCAGCCGGCGCTCCCACGTCTCCGGGTTGACCGCCCAGGTGGTGCCTACGGTGTAGTCACTGTCCGCGGCATCTGCCTTGCGCTTGTCGTCGACGAATGCCAGGTCCCATGCCTGCACAACCTGCCAGCCGTCGGGCACGCCAGCGCCACCGTCGACCCAGACGAGTCCCCGCCCTCGCTCGCGTGCAGCCTCGAGCCAGTCGAGGCGAAAGAGTGCCGTCTCTTCGCTTACCGGCTCGTTCTCGTACTCGCAGGCGAAGGCGACTGACAGGATCTCGTCGCGCTTGGCCTCGAGGCGATCACGCGGCCACCAGCCGGGCCAGATCGGCAGCTGGCGCTCGCGATCAGCCCAGCAGGACGCACGACGCTTGAGCCAGCCGCGGAGGTGGTCGCGACCGACCGCCCGAGCCAGGAGTGCGTCCCGATGCAAGATGGTCCCAACGATAAGCGTGGTTGACCCGCCACCTGCCGCTGGCAGCAGCGTGTGCGTGAGCCACCACCAGAGCTTGCGCCGCTGCGCCTCGGTTGCTACGGCGACGTCATCTTCGACGTCGTCGAGCAGCAGTAGGTCGGGCCGCGCCTCGCGGGACCGCAGGCCGCGCAGCTGTTGTCCCGCACCACGTGCGACCAGTCGTGCGCCATTGGCCAGCATCAGGTCGTCATCATGCCATCTCGTGCCGCGCTGGTCCCCGAAGTCACGTCGCAGGGGTTCGTTGGTCTCGAGCTCGAGCCGCATCCAGCGCAGCAGGTCGACAGCCTGTGGCCAGGTCGAGGACACGACGAGGACGAAGCGCCGACGTCCGGTCAGGACCGCCCAGAGCGGCAGGAAGAGCGAGCAGACCGTGGACTTGGCGTGTTCCCTTGGCCATGCCTGTGCGGCGCCGCTACGCCTGCGACCGTCCACCGGCAGTCCATCGATGAGCACCTGGAGCTCGGCGATGCGCGCCAAGTGGAAGGCTCCGAAGGGAGCGCGGCAGTAGTGCGGGAAGTAGTCCAGGGCGAAGTAGAGTAGCGAGTCGCGCGCTTGCTGACGCTGGACTTCGTCGAGCTTGCGCGCCGCAGCGGCGTCCCGCGCAGTTGGCTCATCATCCAGCGGCATCGGACGGAGCCATGCCATGGCTGTCGGCTGTCATCTCGCCGGGCAAGAGGAGCGTACCTGCCGATGCTTCAACGCCGGCCAGGCGTTGTTTCACGCGCTCTTCGATGCGCACGAGCAGTTGCCTCGCCTCTTCCTCGCTGCCGACCGCGGCGAGTGCATGCTCTCCCTGGATGCCGAGCGTGCCGCCCACGTCGACCTTGCGCGGCGCCTGGATGCCCAGCAGGTCATGCAGTAGTCGCAGGTGTTGGGCATGTGCCGCCCACTTCTCGCCTACCTCGAGGCGCGGCAGAATCCGCAGCAGCCGTCCTATCTCGCGCTCACGCGCGGCAGCTGCTGTAGGTGCAGACTGTTCCCGCCATCGAGCCACAATGGCCGCGATGTCGCGGTCGATGACCCTCACCGCGTACCGTTCCGGGAGCTTGCCCTCATCGGCCATCACCGCCAATCGCTGGAGGACTTCGCTGCGTGGTGTCCCGGTCGAGAGCATCATCTCGATGGCATGGCGGCGCCTGACCACGGACGCGTTGTCGCGACGCCCTCGGGTCAGCGGTGGCGGCCTGGATCTCGGGCCATGCCCGCGGGGCATCGTCAGGCAGC